TCATTCCGACAATCTTACTGAGACGTAAGAATACAAAAAACCTGTCGAATTGTTTTTGAGCATTCGACAGGTTTTTTGGTACACCATCAGGGACTCGAACCCTGGACACCCTGATTAAGAGTCAGGTGCTCTACCAACTGAGCTAATGATGCATATTTGGTGATCCATCCGCGATTCGAACGCGGGACACCTTGATTAAAAGTCAAGTGCTCTGCCGGCTGAGCTAATGGATCTTATTTACTTTGCTTTCTGTTGTGGCAGGGGTGGCAGGATTCGGACCTACGAATACCAGAGTCAAAGTCTGGTGCCTTACCGCTTGGCGACACCCCTACAAATGGGGTGAGCAATGGGAGTCGAACCCACGACCTCCAGAGTCACAATCTGGCGCTCTAACCAACTGAGCTATGCCCACCATTTTTGGCGTGCCTGAAGGGATTCGAACCCCCGACACACGGCTTAGAAGGCCGTTGCTCTATCCGGCTGAGCTACAGGCACACACTTCGCGTTTCCACAACGTCAAAAGGCGGGACTCAATCTCGCACATGAAGATGTGTTGGAGCGGGTGATGGGAATCGGACCCACGCGACCAGCTTGGAAGGCTGGGATTCTACCATTGAACTACACCCGCACGACAACGCTAAAAAATCATAGCACAAGCAAATTTCATTGTCAAGATTTTTAGCCTATTTTATAAAAAAATTCTCTCCGTCAAGCAATTTCATCTTTCAAAATTCAAAAAAATTCAAATGTTTTCCGACATCCTGATTGATTTTAATCAACGACCTGCTTATGTTATTGACAAATCCCTTGACTTGTGCTTAAATATACTTCGATGCGGCTATGGCGGAATTGGCAGACGCGCCAGACTTAGGATCTGGTGTCACAGACGTGGGGGTTCGAGTCCCTTTAGCCGCACCAAAGCAAACAGAGATTGAACCCGATATACATTTTTGTAAACGGTGTTGCGGGCTTTATCTCTGCAAGGTAAGGAAAAAGCACAAGGTTTTATGCCTTGTGCTTTTTGTTACATACACGAACTTAAAATCCACAGAAGTTTTTTTCAACGCGAATAGATACACTCTACCGAGAGTATGCTTCTGCGGATAAAATATTAAGTTAGGTCGCAGATTTATTTAAAACTTATTTAACGGTTTTGCAATAGTTTCTGAAATAAAACACGTTCTGAATTTTGTATTGAAAATTTTTAAAATCTTGCAATAAAAACAAGCCCGGAAAGCCTTAATAGTCTAAACTAAAAAACGAGTGAAACACTCAAAAAAAATTAAAGGAGTTTGTATTATGGAACAAAAAATGCACAAACGAATCCTGAGCTTTATCGAAGAAGAACGGCTTTTGTCGGGCGACGAGCGAATTTGCGAGGATATTTTCCGCAGGTTGAAGAAAAATCGGTCTTATCTGCCCTCTCTTCATGCCGTCGTCGAGTTGGCGAAAAGTTTCAACTGCTCGGCAGACTTTCTCTTGGGACTCAGCGATTTTCCCGACAGCGCGGATGAAAACATCGACGTAAATTCATTTTGCAAAAATCTGAACAGATTTGCCAAGCTGCACCCCACAAATTTTTATTTGCTTAAAAAACAAGGCTTTTGCAAAGAATTTTCCTCGTTTTACAATTGGTTGAACGGAAAATATCTGCCCGATGCGTTAAGCCTTGCAAAACTGGCAAAACGCCTTAACCTTTCGGCGGACGCTCTTTTGAAAAAATAACCGTGTCAGGCAAATCCCGCTTTTGAGGCGGGATTTGCCTAGTCTGCAATCGGTGCATGGATAGTCCCTCGTTCAATCTCCGCGTCCCAACAGATAATCGACCGAGCAATTCAACGTTTCGGCAAGGCACACGAGATTGAACACATTTGGCATGGTTCTGCCCGTTTTCCAATTGTTTATCGAGGATTTGAATTGAATCTTACCCGTGCGTTTCAGTACAAAAACCTTCAATTGCTTTTTTTCGAGAATTTTGCATAGCCTTTCTGAAAAAACGGGCAATTCCTGTCTCGGGTTTGGCAAGCTGTTTTCATTTTCCAAGCCCAACATATACGCAAAAGAACATCTGAAAAAATCCGCCAATTTGAGCAAATTTCTCGTGGAAGGCAGTTTTTTGTTTTTGTCGGACTTCCAATGCATGAGCTCGGTTAAATCAATGCCCGTGCTTTCGCTTATCTGCTTCGGCGTAAGCCCCGTTTCTTTCATCAATTCATTTAATCTTGCAGTAAACGACGAAACAATATCCATTTCTTTTCTCCCGAAATATATGTTACACTGTTCCTCGCATGATTTGTTTAAAATGTCTCTTGTTGCATACTTTTTGACAAAATAATTAAATATAATACAAAACTTTCTAAAAAACGATATAAATAAGTGTCGAATTTGCCCAACAATCACCATTGATTTTGTTTTACCGCAACAAAAATTTAAAAAATGACGGAAAAACAGTTGCGCCGCAATAAAAAAAATGATATACTATGCAAGTGTTGATTTGCCTCCATAGTCTAGCGGTCAGGACGCCGCCCTCTCACGGCGGAATCAGGGGTTCGAGTCCCCTTGGAGGTGCCATCAAGACACACGCGAAAGGAGCGTACAAAACTCCCCTGCGTGTGTCTTTTTCTATGCAAAAATTCCCTAATCGGGCATTTTTTTCATTGATTACCCTTTTTGTTCATTCATTCGCCTTTCTTGGTAGGACTTGATTTCAATTTTCCTGCACCGTCCTAAAAATCAGACTTAAACGCAACAAAAAGGATTTTTGTACTCATTGAACGATAAGTAGCGTAATTCATAAAAAAATAGACCGACCACGGCATGATTGCCACAGTCGGTCTTATTTTATTATAATATAATTTACAGTTTTTCGGTTACCTTAATCCCACATTCGAACTCTATTTCTATTTCTTTGTCCCCTATAACCTTAATCTTATGAACGAGACTTTTGAAGATTGTCTTATCGAACTCGTCGAGTATTTTCTCTGTCTTTAATAAATCAGTTACCACCTCGGCGCGATACTCGGCAAGCTGAATTTTGCCTTGCTCGTTCAGAATCTCTTCTTTTTTCAAGTTGAGTTCATCAATTTGGAATTTCAGCAGTTGGGTCTCTCTTTCATATTGTTTATCAGTAAGCCGCCCTTTGTTTTTATCCATTAGCAAGTCAACTATCCCGTTTTGTAAGCCCTGAATCTCTTTATCTATCTGGGCGATATCATCCTCACACGAGTCGGATATTTGCCCGACAACCGCTTTTTGAAGTTTATCGAGTATCTTTTCTCTGTTTTCTATTAAACCGTTCAATGCCCTAATGAATGCCCTTTCAAGCGCACTCTCGCTAATCGGTTTCGCACTGCAGTAATCTTTACCCTTATTCTCGTGTCGCTTGCATACCCAGATATAATATTTTTTGTATGCATTGTACTGCTGGTGTCGTCTATAGGTTTCTCCGCACTCTCCACATACAATCATTCCGCTGAACGCATATTTACCCGAGTATTTGCCGTGACCTGTCCGATTTGAACTTCGCAGTTCATTTCTACCTTTAAATTCTTGCTGCACCAGGTCGAACATCTCTTTCGAGATAATTGCTGCATGGCTGTCTTCCACATAGTAACTATCCGCTTGCCCCTCGTTCTTTATGCGCCTTGGCGATAAAAAATCTGGTAAATAAGTTTTTTGCAGATGGCTGTCACCCATATACTTTTCATTTTGAAGTATTGATTTTATTGTTGTCGGATGCCATCGACTCTTACCTGAGGGCGATAGTATGCCGTCACGCATCAAACCATCGGCAATCTCTTTTAGACTGTATCCGTCTAAAAACTCCCCATATATTCTTCTTACCGTTATAGCCTGCTCTGGAACTATTTTAAGCGTTCCGTTTTCGTCTTTAGTGTATCCGAGAAAATGTGCTGTATTAAGAATTACCTCGCCGTTTTCAAATCGCTTTTTGACACTCCACCTAATATTATTTGAAATACTCCGACTCTCTTCTTCTGCAAGGCTTGCCATAATCGTCAGCACAAACTCACTGCTTTCCTGCATTGTATCAAGGTTTTCCTTTTCGAAGTACACCTTGATCCCCATCTCTTTGAGTTTCCGCACCGTCTTTACACAGTCCAAAGTATTTCGTGCGAACCTACTAACAGACTTTGTAATTATCATGTCAACCTTACCACACTCACAGTCGTTCATAAGACGTTGGAAATTTGGTCGTTTTATGTTCTTTCCGCTGAGTCCAGGGTCGGCATAGATATCCACCAACTCCCAATCAGTATGACTTTCAATCAGTTGTTTAAAGTGCTTTACCTGCGCCTCGTAACTACTCTCCTGTTCTTCATGGTCTGTCGACACTCTTGCATATGGAGCAATACGCAGTTTTGCCAATTCCCCGTTCGGCGTTGCCCTGCCGACCAGTTCCTGCCTTTGTTTCGCTGGTATCAGCCTGATTTTAGGCTTTACGCTTGCAGAGTTTTCCATTTACGTTTCCTGCCCTCCCGTTTGTATATGATTTAGTTATTTTGATGCCGTTAGCAAATTCGAATGTTATTTTCCAATCTTTTACTGTCGCTTGTATAAGAAAATCCGCCATGTCTTTTGTAAACACAGCGGATTTGGTAAATTGTTTTTCAACCATTTTATTTGATTGTAAGGTTTGAATCGTTTGTTCTCGAGTTTTGATTTCATCCAATATCTTTGTGCTTTCAGCTTTGTATTTGACATCTGAAATGTATCCCTTGACGTGTAAGGCTTTCAACTCCCTTTCCGTTTCCAGTAAACTTTTCAGTTTTTTATATTCCTCTGCCAACCCTGAATATTCAAAGTTTTTATCGAGACATTCGTTATAAGCCTCTGTCAACAACTTTTCTAAAACCACATTTTTTATTTCATGGCTGTCGCAAGTCTTTTTCCCTTTTATCTCTTTTACCAAACATACCCATTTTATACATTCATAAGTTGTTCCTTTTGCCGCTGTTTTTCGTTTATATCGTGAACCACATATCCCGCACTTAATTTTACCTGAAAGAGGGTACTTTCTAATACTATAGTCTAACCCGTTTGGATGAAACTTTTCTGCCTTTTCCCTCATCATCTCTTGTACTTTTTGGAAATCTTCCATTGAGATAATTGCCTCATGCGAATTTTCAACATAATACTGTGGAGCTTCGCCTTTATTTTTTTTCCTTACCTTTAAATCATAAACATTCTTTTGCAATAAACTATTGCCTGTATATTTTTCATTTTTCAGAATTGTTGCCAACGTCGCCTTTTTCCATTCTGTAGACCCATGCACCGTTAAATATCCTTCATCTTTCAATATAACTGAGATTTTTTCCACGCCGTTTCCCTGTAGGTATAATTCATATATTCTTCTCACGATAGCCGCTTCTTCAGGTATAATGGTTAGTTTTCCCTTTTTATATTCATATCCGAGAATACGAGATAACTCTATACTTCCCTCTGCAAACCGCTTTCTTGCTGCCCATTTTTGATTTTGACTCATAGATATAAGTTCTTGTTCAGCAAGACTTGACATTATTGTTAAGACAAGATTGCATTTCGGATCGAGTGTGTCTATATTTTCTTTTTCGAATATTATGGGGACTCCCAAGTCCCGCAATTCGTGAACTACTGTCAATAAATCCGTATAATTCCTGGCGAATCTCGAAATTGACTTAGTATAAATTTTGTCGATTTCACCCCTTTTTGCCTTTTTTAATAAACTATTAAGTCCTTTGCGGTTTTTCATCGACTTTCCGCTAATGCCCTCATCAGCAAACAAGCCAACATATTCAATAGATGAATCATTCTCGAACCGTTTGTTCCAGTACTGCGATTGAAAGGCGAAGCTGTCTTCTTGCTCTTCTCTCTTTGTACTCACTCGAACATAAACTCCGATTTTTGGCTTTTGTGCCTTTTGCTTCGGTATTTTCGTTACTTCCATTCAAGCCTCCTTTTTCGTGCATTACCCTACCTTTCAAACAGGGGTTGAATCATGTAAAAAATAAACGGTATAATTCTGCTTTTGGTAGCATGAATTATACCGTTATCTTTTCCGCAAGTCCAGATAAATTTGCGCTTATTATGCAAATTTATTTATAATTTTTTCCTTTTCTGCATTCGTAATTAGCCCTCTTTTAAGTAGGCTTTTAACAATTGCCTCAATTATTTTTGTGTCCATCGTCATCACCACTTTTACTGAGCTGCTTGATAATTTGATTTGTTCCGGTTGCAGTCAACCCACTTGCCGCGCCAACAACAATTGCCACCAACACATTCTGTGCCGGGATTATCGATGGAATTGCATAATAGCAAACCACGCCGAAAACCACGCCAAGCGCCGTGGCAATCAAAGGTATAAACCGTTTGAACTTCTCGTTCTCCCCCACTGTATATTTAATAAGATTAATAACCCAATAGACCACCGCAGCGATTGCGGGTACACTTATAAGTTCTAAATAACTCTCCATACCTATCCTCCCTTACTTTTTTGCGTTTTGTTCGAGCAAATACTCGTACATTTCGGCTTTATTTTCCTGATATGTCTCCATCGCCTCATGCATTTCGCCATTCGTTCTCCCGTCCCGAATGGCGACTGCGTTTGCATATGTCAGTTTACCCACAGCATCAATGCTTTTCAGAATTAGCATATTTTCCTTGGCTTTTGCCGCATCGCGGGCTTCGTCTTTCTTGGCTTTACGCTTGAAAAATCGTTGCAAGAAAAAAAGCACCATACCGCTGATGATGCTCGAAAAAACACTTATAATTATTGCTACCAACATCCCTCTCCTTTTTTATATATTACTTCTATTTCGCGTCATGAGATAAAAAAACGGAGTGTCCAAGATTGCCAAAAATGCTTTTACCATATATTGACTCATCATCATTCGAAAAAGCAATCCACAAGTACTGGCGTCAAACAGATACTTCAATCCCAAGCCGAACGCAATACCCAAGAAGACTATGGTGTCGATCGCTTGGCTTACGAGCGTAGATGTGTTATTCCAAACCCAACGATAACCTTTCCCTTTAATTATCAATCGATGTCTGATAAGGTGAAACACCTCCACATCAATCCTCTGCGAAATGACATAGGCAACCAGTCCTGCAATCGTGAACCATATACTCATGCCAAGTGCGGTATCGTATGCCTCATCAATGACTATGTCTGCGCCGGGCAGTAACAACGTGAGCTGTATTAGAGCCATACAAATTACCTGACACAGCAGACCTTGTCGCACGACTTGCCCCGCCGCCGCTTTCCCGTAAAGCTCTCCAATAACATCTGTCATCAGATATGTGACCGCATAACAAATTACACCGCCCGGCACTATGAGAGGTCCAATTACCATCAGCTTTGTACTCAGCACGTTTGATATAACTAATGTTGCCGAGAATATGGAGCTGTATGTCGTATACCTATCTTTTTTCAATTCCATTGACTCCTATCTCCCCGCTCGGCATTATTAAAAATCGACTGAACGAGTTTGCCGTTTCCGCTCGGTGCTGTTTTTCGAGGTTGGACGAAGTCATTGTGAACTCTATACCCTTGTATTCGTGCGTATAGACATGGAACGAATCATCGCCCTGTTCACCCACCTTTTTTACGCCGAGTTTTTCAAGCTGCTCGGACAAGTCTTTAATGGCAATGTGATTCTTGTCGTAATAGTCCAGCAATGTCTTATTTGAATTGCGCAGCGATGTATCCGCCATAACCTCAATGAAGGTGTGATGCTTAACCCCAAGACTCTTGTAAAAATCAATCATTTCAAGCAACTTTTCCGCCGAGTCGATATGTTTCTTCAGCAGCACAGTGCTTACGCCGAGTGTCTCACCATACTCCGTAGCAAGCTTGGCAATATCATCAGCAATAACCGCCCCATACTTATATCGAAACTCGTCTGCGTTCTCTTTATCCGTTATCCCGTACCTGCTTAGATGTATCAGCACGTTTCGCTGCTTTAACGCCTCCACAATCTGTGGGTCGGAAAGCCTTGCCCCGTTAGTTTCCATTTCCAGAATTTTATTTCGGAATTTATACTTATCGATTATTTCCAATACCGAAATCAACCTTGGCGATATAGTGGGTTCTCCGCCCGTGATAATGATATCTACAATAGGACTGTTAATGGTCTGCAATATCTTTTCAAGCGAAACGTAGAACTCCTCGTCCGTAGCCGTATGGTCACAGCACCGAACGCACTTTGCCGTGTACTTCTCACAGATATCCTTGCACAGCGGACTTTTGAACACGTGGTGAGCAATGCAAGCCACGCAGTCCGCATTGCAGTCGTTGTTAAGTATAAGAACCAGGCAAGTAATCTTAACCTGGTTCTCTCTATAAATTCTTTCAAATCTCTCTTGACTTATCAGCAATTTATCCCCTCCAATATTTTTCTGTCGAGACACGCAGGACATCTTCCGCAAGGTTCTACACCGCCTTCATAACACGACCAGGTAAGCGAGAGCGGAACACCCATACATACCGCCTCTTTATAAATCTCATCCTTTCCTATCTCCACATAGGGTGCGCTTACTTTTATTAACCCTTTTGAACAACTAATTGCAAGTTGATTGAAATACTCAACAAACCCTTTTGTGCAGTCGGCAAAGCTCTCCCGCGTCTTGATAGCCCCATACAGTATATCAACCCGTTGCCCCTCGAATACTTGCATAGCGAGGGAAATTGCGGCGGTAATGAATACGCCGTTGCGGAACTCTACCTCCGTATTTTGACTGCGGAATGTTCTATGGTTTCCGTGGGTTATCGTCTGCGTTATGGGTGAGGAATTATGCATAATTAAAGAGCTTTTGCTGTTTTGGAATATAGCGGTTATATCCATTTCCATCAACCGAACACCGCGCTGTTTTGTAATCTCGCAGACAGCGGCTCTTTCTCTTTTCAGACTTTTTTGCCCATAATTAAAAAATAGTGCCGTCACCTTTTGCTTATATCGTGCTGTTTCTTTGTATAAGAGCGTAGTACTATCAAGCCCACCGCTAAATAATATCAACTTATTCATGTCACCTCGTACTCCATGACCCTGAAATTACAATCTGAGTATACCAGGTTATGCTATAACTACCCCACTTACCGCCACCGCCGTCACTACCTGATCCTGTAGATTCGGTGTCGCTAACTATAGAGCCGTTCGTATTAAAAGTGATGTTCGCATTTGTTGTACTACTGGATGTGCCACTTTGTACTCTCCAAACCGTAGAATATGACTTTGCGGAAGCCGGACGATAATTTATAGGGACAGTTCCGATGGTAGTCCCTGCAGAACAACTATTCACTCGTATGCTGATATTGAAGTTCACCGTAAACCCTGACTTTGTCAAAGTATTCGTGGTTATTGACTCAGCCTGGGCAAACGATATACTTGAACTTACGGACTGTGCGGCATAATTTACAAGCAAGTAGTAATTGCCCGATCCGACCGTAATAGTATATACTCCGCCCGACGCAGATTGAGTAACACCGTTATATTGAACCGAACTCAATTTGAAACCCGCAACGGCGGTCACGTTCCTCAAATACAGCTTAGTGCCATATTTGAGCGAAAGGGTTGTTCCCGTTGTCGTATACCATGTACTGTTATTGGTGGAATACTGCAACGAACCCACCTCGCTCCCGTAAGTCGTTCCCCCATATCTCTGCTGCAAATATACGCTGTAGGTTCTGGCGGTTGCTGAAAAACTTACCGACTTATCGGAAGTCATTGTTACACTTGAAGAAGAACTGCTTATCTGGTATCCAATCAATAGCGAGTACGAAAACGAAATGACCGTTCCGTATCCAAATGATAGCGATGTCGTGGAATATAATGTTCCCGTGCTTACTTTCCCGTCAATTGTCGTTGCCGTGTAGCTTACATACGATATCCCCGTACCGATGTTTACTGTCAATGTCTGCGGGTCAGCAAACACGAGGTTTTTATCCACATATATCAGCTTAACTTTACTCGTACCAAGGTAGACTTTTTTGACGGCAGAAGTGCCTACTCTTATTGCCATACCCCCTCCTACAAAATAAACGTTATATACCCGGACTGCCCCGTATCACTTGTCGATGTGGTACTCCGCGCCTGATACCAAGTGCTCCCTATTTTCAGTTTTCCGACATTTTGCAATGACGTGTCAACCGAATCGAACTTGGTTTTGATTGTTCCATCAGTCGCATAATTTTTAGCCGTATCGGCATTCGTTGCATTATCAGCCTGTGCCGCCTTTTCCGAATTTACGGCGGTTTCGGCTGCGAGAGGCAAATCCGTTAACTTGCCACTCGCATCTTTTATATAAGGTCTATATGCCATACCGCCCTCCTGCTATTAGAGCATTTTGAAGAACAGACCGCCGGTCGCCAAGGATGCACTGGGATCGTTCTGACCACTTGTTCCTACCTCAAACATCTGCCCGCCTGCAACAGCAATTCCTTTTGCATTAACTTGAATTGCGCTATACGTTCCTGCAGTCACACCGCTGTCCCCAAGTGCCACATCGATAGATTTATCAGCACTTCCGTCAAAGTTTTGTTCACCGTTCCCGGCAATTTGAGATGCTCCATCTGCCTTTACTCCGCTGTTTACATTCACTGCAATTTTGCGAGCTGTGGCTAACTTCGTTGCACTTTCAGCGTTCGTTGCATTCACTGCTGTGTCTGCCGTTGTCGCTTTCGCAACCTTTGTTGTACCGTCTACAATTTTCGTGATATTACTTGTATTCGTCGCTGATGCAGATTTTGCAGAGTCGGCTGTCCCTTTCACTTCACCGATAGCACCGACAATCGTTTTATTGGTTGTCGTGAGAGAGTTGTCCGTCTTTTGTTGATACCCTGAAAGGTCTACTTTCTCTGTTTCAAGTTCGGTAATCTCAAAATATCCGCATTCCCCGTCATTCGTCTCAAGAATAGCCGATACCCAATAGTCAGGCAATCCTTTTTCTTTAATATACAGATTATCACCGACCTTGTAATCTGTTTTGGCTGCGCCTTTTAAAGCTACTTTCATCTCATCAAGGGTGGCAAACGAAACAGCTTTTGATTTGCCCTCTGCCAAGGCATACGCCTGGTCGGCCTTTGACTGTGCGTTGCTTACGGCAGTACGGATATCACTGTGTGCTGCGCCATCAGCGTTATGAGTTGCCACCGTACCCGCTTTTTCCGCACCGACATTCTCGGCTGAAAGGTTTACTTGCCCTTTTCTGTACTCGGTTTCATTCTCGCCCTTAACGCCCGTTACGACACCGCCATCGGTAATTTCCTTAACCTGTCCCGCCACTTCGTTGACCGCTGCTTTCAAGTTGTTTGAAGAAAGTCCGCTTTCCGATCCGTCAAAGAGAACAACCTCTGCGTCTGTTTCGGGGTGTAACAGCAGGGTTTCGTCCTCTGCTATTTTCTGGATGATTTGATACCTTTTAGTTGTCTGTGCCATATTCGATTAACCTCCTATTAATAAAAACACATAGCTACCCGGTTCCAAATTATCGGGTAGTTTCTTTACCGTATAAAATTTACCTTTGAACGTCTCGCCGAGGCGTAACTTGTTTACTTGCCCGTTCTCAGACAAGAGCAATAAAAAAGAACCGCTTTGCGCAGTCCTTTCGGTCACTTCTGTATAGTTCTTTTCCTGTCTCGACAAAAGATTAAGGTCTTTTGCCGTTCTGTTACCTTTCAACTCAATGCCGTTAATACGAGGTTTGTTCTGCATCCTGTCGTAATTGTCCGACACGGTAACGCCTGGAACTATACATACCTTCGTTCCAAACCCGTCTTCACAATGCCCCATTTTTCACCTCATTCACCTTTTTCAGCACTTCTATTTTTTCATTCTGTACTATCGTCAGCTTTTCGCCATCGGTCAAAAACATTGTTATGTCATACCGAACGAACCCAGGCTCAAACTTGCTCGTCCGTTCACCCTCGATTCGCACATCGTACCGCCCGTCATAAAAACTTGCGGGTATTTCTACCCTTAAATCCTTACTCGAAAAAACCACTCTCCTTATAAGAAACAGCGGAACATTTCTGATGTCGATGTGCAACTCAAAAACATCGCCTTGAACAATCTTTAACATCACACCTCCATAAGTACGATCCTGTTTATCGTTTCCGCAGTCTCGCTCCCCTGCTTTTTCAGTTCTATATTACAGACGATTTCATTCAGGTATTTTTCGTTTTCGCCCAACGTATTAAATATTTCGGGCGTGACCTGACTCTCTTTCGTATAATCACTTCTCGGTTCTTTCCACGAAGACATCTTTTACCTCCTGCTTTAATCGACCGCGAGTTTGGTGTCTCAACCCACCATCATAAGTAAATTTATTGTATTCACAAACCAACTCCTTGCCATCATTGAAACGGTCTTTACAAGTATAGATCGAACCGATTTCCAAGCCGGGGTTTCCTCGCCACTTACTTGTAATAACGCCTTCCCCAGCCCGCATTTTAGCAAGAATAATCGAAGCAATGTATTTTGCCTGTTCTTCAGTTCGTACCAGTTCAGATGCAGGGTGCGTATATTCCACCGCGCCATAACTGTTCACGCTGTCCTCATCCTCCGAATAAACGGTATGCGAATTGAGTTCGATCGCATTGCCCTCTACCGTCAAAGTAGCTGCCTGGACACTACCTGTCGCATTCGTCAACGTCAAAATGCAAGCATTTACCCCGCCTTGTTCCATTACTACTTTTACATTGGAGTTGCTCGAATATGCCATCGCATAGGCTATATCGGAAGAATATTCCAATGTGATTGTCTTGACCTCATTCGGGTTCAAAGAAACCTCAAGTTCAGCCACCTCTATAATTTCCGTTGCTATACTCACATCCGTGTATTCCACCTTGATTCTGTTTGCAAATTCAGTTAACGTGATGCTCGATTTGTAACTGAACATATTGCTCGGGTTTATTTCTATCCCCGCCGAGAGCGACTCCGTCTCCTCGCTTCGCAGATGTATCCTATCCTCTCGATCCACAAAGACTTTGCAGAGGGCTGCGTTTGCTATTTCCTGCAATGCATCCCACGTGGTTGTCTTAGGAAGATACGCCTTCTCAATAACGTTCTCTTTCAGGTTGGCGGAAATAACATATTCTGAGGATTCAAGCCCGCTCTTTTGCAGAACATCCTCTGCCAATTCATATACGGAAACTCTTTCCGTCAAAGGGTAACCCATGTATGTTTGACTTTGCAAACTCATCAGTCTGTCTACTGCCGTACACTTTACCCACTGGCTGTCCTGTTCCACTTGCCATTCCTCGGAATAGAATGTGCCAAGCCTGGTATATTCGACTCCGTTCTCTTTCTCTATCCCGATGTAAGGTTGCACTTTTCTGCCGAGGATCATAAGAGAACGGAGATATCCTTTATCGAATTTCCTGTCTGTATTATGAAGCGTTACCGTCATACTGTCAGAGTTGATGTTGTAATTTCCGTCCGATGAGCACATTTCCTCATTTACTTCGAACATCTGGAGCGCATCGCCAAAATACACCTCATACAGTTTATCGTAAAACTGAATTATCTTTGCGCAAGCATTTGGAACATTCCATTTCCGAACAGTCATTCGTATAGAAGTAATGTCGTTAACTTTTGCATCAAGTTTTATTTCAACACTATCATTACCTGTAATCTCCTGAGAGTAGATTATTTTTTCTCCGTTCTTATACTCCACCGTAAAATCAACGGGGTACTGATTTAATTTATCATCTCCTCTTATCAGCCAAGAAATTATCGGTCGCATTACAAATGACAGTTCAATGTACGGCGGAACGAGAAATATCCCATGTTCATCACACAGACTCCCAGACCACCAACCACACACGCAACTTTTATCTATCATTTGATATGAGCCGTCCATGATAGAATTTCCGTCCATCGTACAAGCCTTTACTGTCGGCGAGTGGTATCCACCGAACACCTCCCGAGGGTGGCTTATCTCGGAGTTCTCGCTCACGACTGCGGATATATCGCCGCTTATTTCACGGTCGCTATATGTTATTTCAACCTTCCCGTAAATCTTTCTGGGATTATCTGAATATTCCATAACCCCTCCTATTTTTCCTTAAACGAAAGCGAAACATCCTTCCAAAGAAGTTGTGCCTTTGCCCAATTATAATAAGGCATATACGTCAGGTTTTCTGCCCTTGCGACAATGGTTTCAAGTTCTCCTGTTTCCCCATTGTGAAAAGTAATCCGGGAGAAGCGGTCGCTCCCGGATTCTGTCGTCAACACCTTCAAATCCTCTTTGGCTAAATATTCCCAGGACACGTCCACTTTTTTCTTAGTCCCGATCACATCTATCACCATCGTTCCGTCCAAAGTGCGTTCCGCTTTATCGAGGTGTTCGGGCGATATCGTGATTTCAGTCGGTGATTTGATTGCTTTTCCGTTTATACTGAAAAAATTCATCGCTTTACACCCCCTTTAGTTCAATCCCGTTCCTCTTGTATTCTCTTGTAATGCTCGGCACAATCAGACGGGCAAATGTCTGCCCGTCAATTTGCAACACCAATTCGTTTCCGCTTTGGTCGCCACGCATTCCGTTCATTGATGCAATCCCCTGCAGTAGCCCGTTTAATAAGTCACCGTTCGGGCTGCTACCTGCGCCAACCATTGCACGATTTGCCGTAGTAGTCAACCCCAGCGCATTTGCGACCTGGATTGCGGCTCGCTGAATCAACGGGATATCGTCATACATCCCTTGCGCCATCATGTCCATTAGGTTTGGTATCCATTCATCTGCGGTATGTCCTGGACCTTTCTTTGTCGGTGACCCGAATCCGAGGAAGTCTGCGATTGACTCGCCTACACCTTTTACTCCGTCAACGACCCAATCCCACGCTTTCTTGATTCCGTCGCCTATGTTCTGTATGAGGTTTTTGCCCCAATTGAAAGCGTCTTTGAACAGGTCAGAAAAGAAGTCGCCTATCTTTGAGAACAGTCCCGTGATTGTGTCCCAAATCCAAGAACATACCGACTTTATTCCTTCCCACACATTGACGAAAAAGCCGCTTATGCCTTCCCAGGCACTTTTGAAAATTGCCGCAATATTGTCTCCGAGTTTACTGAAAAAGTTCTTTATTCCCTCGCAAAAACCCTGGATGAATTCCCATATCCCGAGGAATATATTCTTTATGGCATCCCATAGGTTCGATGCGACATTTTTCATGTGTTCCCAGGCTTCCGACCAGTCCCCGCGCAACACCGCGCATACCAACTGAATCACTTCCAGGATTGCTTGTGCCACATCAATGACCGCCTGTACGAACGGACCGAGCGCGGAAATAATTCCCGAAACCACGCTTGTTACGACCCCATATAAAGTCATAATAATACCGCCGAGAAGGTCGAAAACTGGTTTCAAAGTCTCATATAATGCGACCATCGTATCCCAAAGCGAGGCAAACAATTGCTTGATGTTTTCCCAAATCGGACGAACATATCCCAGGAAACTGACTACCGCATTGTAAATAATATCAAATGCGGTGCTGACGATGTTCCAAATGTTGGTGAACAACGTCTTTACCGTTGCCCATATCGTCTCCCCGTTCTTTGCCCAAAAAGCCTGAATCGCAGTAACCGCATCAATGACAATATCTTTGACAAAGCCCCATACTTTCTCGGCTATTTTCTGAATCTTCCCGAAAACCTGTTTTAGGACTTTCCACAGGGCTTTCATTGTACTCACCACTTTGTTGATGACTTTTTCCCCGTTTTTCTCCCACCAGTCTTTTATCGCATTCACGGCATCGAGAATAAAGGTTTTGACCTTTTCCCAAATCTCCATGACTGCGTTTCGGAAATCTTCGTTGGTATCCCACAGCCGTTTCAGAACGACAACCGCAATAAGGATTGCGGCTATTATCAATCCGACTTTCGAGAACAGCAGCGAGCCTATTTTTACAATCACACCTACGCTCGAAATCAGTTTCCCGACCACCAACAGCAATGGTCCGATAGCCGCCGCCAAAAGCGCAATCACGACAATGTTCTTTTTCGTTCCTGCGCTCAAATTCATAAGTTTATTCGTCAGCGGCGTAATATACTTTTGCAACAATTGTCGGATGATCGGAATAAGGATATCGCCAAATTGCAAGGCTATTTCCTCTACTTCCGATTTTAGGATTTTCATCTGACCTTGCAGAGTATCCAACTGTTTCTCCGCCATTTCGGTCGCTGCGGAAGTTCCCGTTATCTGCTCCGTCATATCGTGCAAAGCATCTGCGCCCGACGAAATCATTGCGAGCATACCCGGGCCCGCTTCGACACCGAAAATTTTGACCGCTTGGGTACTGTCTATTCCCGCATCTTCCAATTTGCGTATAATGTCTTCAAGGCTGTTCATAGACGGGTTCATGTCATCCACGGACAATCCCAATTCTTCGAACGCCCCTATCATTTCCGCTGTCGGTTTGAGCAACCTGGACAGCGCACTTCGCAAAACAGTACCAGCCTGTTCGCCTTGAAATCCGGCATTGTACAGGATACCGAGCGCACCCGCCGCCTCTTCAACGGAATACCCGAGTGAGTTCGCAATCGGTCCTACATATCGCATTGAGTATGCAAGTTTTTCCATCGTCGCCTGGGATGCGCCGATTACTGCCGCAAAGGTATTGGTTACCCTTGATGCCTCGCTTGCTTCCATTCCGAACTGGTTTAGTGTCGAGATGACGACGTCGGAAGTGAAAGCCAGGTCGGATTGTGTCGCCGCCGCAAGGTCGAGTGTTGCTCGTATTGAGTCTGCCATTTGGTCGACTTTGTAACCTGCGGATGCCATATAGTACATTGCATCTGCCGCATCTGATGCGGAGAAAACCGTTTGTGCGCCCATTTCGCGGGCAATCTCTTTCATCCTTTCGAGTTCATCGCCCGTTGCGCCTGAAACCGATGCGGCGTTCGCCATACTCTGCTCGAATTGTTGGGAAATATTGACGCTCGCATATCCCAACGCAACGAGCGGTGCAGTTACGCTTGCGGTCAGTTTTGTTCCCGCAGCCGTAAACGCCGACGCGACTTTTTTGATTTGCTTTTCGGCTGTCTGCAAACCTTTGGAAAGGGAGGAGATGTCTGCCGCTATTTTTACAACAAGGTTTCTTATAACTGCCATTGTATCCCCTCCCTTTTATTTGATTATTACACCCTTTGCCGCCGCCATTGCTTTTAGGATGGCATCGCTCCTACTGTTCGTCTTCTTGGGCGGTTTCCTGACATCCTTGAGTATTTTTTCCAATTTCGGGAGTCTGCGTTGTCGGGCAAAGGCTTCCGTGTGCCAAGCGACCGTCAATGCATTTTCGAACTCTCGGTAGGACTTTTCCTGAACTTGTTTTCCTATCAGGAACAACTCGTATGGCGTATAGTCTCCCGCAATAAGCGGGTCGATCCCAAACTGTACCACCGCTTTTTCCAAGAAAGCCGACAAGTCAAAGTCGACGGCTTTTATTCCCCCTTTTCGGTCGTCTTGGGTTTCCCGAACGCCTCGGTGAGAGCTTCACCGACCTTTTCTGCGAGGGTCGTGATGTCCGTGTATTCGTCCAATAAATCCCCCACCTGTTCAAGGGTCAGGTCTTTATCCTCGTGGCACAAGCCCGCATATACGATGACAAGCAGGTCTTTGATGCCGAGGGATGTGAGATCGAGCGACATGATGGTCTTCCCCGTGATATCCTCGATTTTTGCAAGTGCATTCATGCCGTAACGAAGCGTTCTCGGCTTGTCAAGTTGGATTGCTACTCCTTTTTTCATTATTCTCCTCCTTTATTCACCCGTCTCAAAAGTGAGCGCGCCCGAACCTGTGAACTCGATGCTGATTGATACGACATCGTCCACAGGGTCTTCTATGGACAGACTGTTGATGTATGCCTCTCCCTGGTAGTAATTCACGCCGTCAACATACAGCTTAACCACCACGGTCGTTCCGTTCAGGAACGCATCCTGCAACGCCGCCTGTCCTTCTTCGTCGACAGGCACTTCGTAGTCGCCTTCGCTCGATGCCGTCCACTCTTTCAGCCCAGCGATATAGTTCTTCCAATCGTCGCCGAGAGCCGTGGTTTCCAACGTCTCAAGAGACAGTTCCAGAGACCAGGACTTGATCCCGACCACTTTCTGTTCGCCGCCGCTGCCGATGACGACTTTTCCGTTTTTTCCTGCAACCGCCATTTTCTTCCTCCTATTTTTCGTTGTAATGAATTTCAAACTCGATGCTTGACATATACTCATCCATTGAAAATTTCAAGGACGTGTTTGCATCGTATTCGTAATCCGATTTTATGAACACGGCTTGAATGTGTAAACCGCACATATCGCCGTGGAAATCCTGTAAACTTTTCTTTACATCTCGTGACAATTCCCTTGCCAACTTGAATGTTCGGGCATGGCAGACAATCTGAATCGTCTGTCTTGCATATCCCGTGTCACCCTGAAGAGCCGAATCGTAATTGGCAAGAACGGGTGCATAGACAATAGACGGGAGCGGCGCATCCTGCGGAAGAACAATCGGATAAATTCTTGCTCCGACCTGCGAGGCAATCTCTTTTTGCCCGCTTAAATACTCATACAGAGCCTGGCATATATCTTTCAAAGTTTCCTCCCTACCGCATTTGAAATCTCTTTCACGATGGCGTCGTTTATTTTGTCTATATTGTTATCGACCGCATTCCGAAGAAACGGATTCCCCGGTCGCCCTCTTGCCCCGAGTTCGACAAAGGTCCCGTATCGGATGGATTTGTCGTAGTCGACCTTTACCGTTGCCTTTGTCGCTGTCGCCTTATCTTCTGTCAGTTCCAAACTGGCTTTCAGCGCACCCGTATCAACAGGGCAATTTTGCCTGGCATCGTCCAATGCAATTTCCCCGCCTTTCTTTGCTCCGCTCATGAGTATGGCCGCTGCCGCATCATTCATCGCCTTCAGGTCTTTGACAATCTCGTTCGCACCTTCGATGCCCACTTTGACTTTTCTCTGCTTTGCGCTGTAACCCATCGCCGACCATCTCCTTGCAATTGATTACCGTCCAACGATGCGCCGTCCCGTCGTCCGTTATACCGATAATCTCATATACCCTGTCCCCGTACCGAATCCTATGCATAACCGTCAGCCCTGCATAAAATCGAACGGTTATCCGTGTTACCGTCTCTGCCGATACTTGCTGTCCTGTCAGAAACTCTGTCCCGCTTACTGGTTCAATCTTTGCCCATACGCGCCCGACAGGTCGCCATTTGCCGTCCTCTCCGCCGTATTCATCGCGTTCGACAAAATACTTCAGAACCTCTATTCGCCTGTTCAATTCGCCGATATCCATCAGAACGCTCCCCTGCGATATGCAAACAGCATTCGCCGTACAAGATCGAGGGTATCGGCTACCGATACCCCCGTCTTGCCTTTTGAAACCTGCCTTTCCTCATACAGGGTTGCTACAAGGATAAGCATCGCCTGGCGAACAGGTTCGGGCATTTCCTCAAAGTCGGACAATTTCCGGCGCATCACGTCTTCGGTCAGATCTTTTGCCGTAACAAGCAAAGACGAGATAAGGGCATCCTCGTCATCGCCGTCGACTCGGAGAAACTCTTTTGCTTCCTGCAATGTAAGCATACCCTCATCCCTCCTTTTGTCATGCGTTCCTCTTGGCGAGCGTCACAAACGGCGACACGCTTGCACTGCCCTTATAGGGAGTGAGAGGCTTATTCCAAATGGGCTTGCCGTCCACGCGGTAAATAAAGCGGAACACGTTCTCGTCATACAGGAATCTGACATGGATGGAACTTGCCGCTTTCATGCCGCCTTTGTCGATGAGCAGGTACTGTCCGACGTCAGCGAGAATAATATCCCCGACTTCGCCCGCCGCACTGCACTGTTCCAGAGGAACAACAGGGCGACCGAACAGAGTGCCGTAGGGTTTCTGCGACAGCCCGCCCGCAGGAATATACACGGGTTTATCTCCGACCGTAAGCGTGTACAGGTACGGTTCGAGTTCCTGGTTGATGTACCACACCGCATTCGCCCTCGATCTCGCCCACAGTCTGTTCCACATGGTGATGAGGTTGTTGACGGTGATGATATCCGTCTGGTCTTTTTCCTTTGCGACCTGTACGATAGCACCGCTGTTCAGGATTCCGAGAGGCTCGCCCTCACCCGTGCCGAACAGAATAGAATCGTCGATCTTGAACCCGAACTCTTCCGCGAATGCCTGGCGAATGACCGATTCGAGAGCCGCCGCATCCTGCAGGAGTTCATCCGTCGCATAACAAAGCCCCGTGAGCTTCTTGAGCGACAGTTCCATCTGGCGGAACTTGGGCTTGCTTGCCGTCAGTTCTTCCGCTTCGCCCTCCCAATAGGTCTGAATACCGCCCCAGCGCGATCCGTTCGCCCTCGACTCCTCATCGACTGCATTGATTTTCAGTCCGTTTGCATTTGAACTGATGGGGATTTTCTTTACCTTGCTCGCAAGGATACCCGTTTCGTAAGTGCGTTTGAGCAGTTCCGTCACGAAGTCCTGCTGTACGAGAAAGCCGCCGTCCGAGGGCGTGGTCTCGTTCGCACCGAGTGCGGCTCTCGTAGACAGTCTCTCATCCGTGCGACCGCCGGGTGCCGCCGCCCTGTACACCGCCATGAGCTGCTCCCCGAACGATGCAAAGCGTTTCTCGTCGCCTTTGTCGGGTGCGGGCTTCGCTTCGGGCTTTTCGACACCCTTGTCTTCGGGCTGCATCGACAGCATTTTCTCTGCGCGGTTGATGCTTTCATCCCAAGAGCGGATTTCCGTTTCGAACTTGTCGATCTCTTTCTGCTCTTCATCGGAGAGGAAACGGTCCTCGGCTTCGGCTTTGTTCAGCACAGCCATCGCTTTCAGCCTGGCATCCTCCCTCTTCGCTTTCATTTCCAATACCTTTTTGATATCCATATCGTTCCTCCTCAAAGATTTTTAATTTTTGTTTTCAGCCGTTTGAGCTTCTCTTGCTCTCTGGCTTTTTGTGCCGCAGCTTGAGCCGCTTCCTCGGTTTGTCTGCGCTGTTCAGCCTTGTACCCCTCATATTCCTGCATTGCCCTAACGCCGACATCCGTTGCCGTGTACGCAGGGAATGTCACCGGGCTCACGTCGAACAGTTTGACCTTGCGAAGTTCCCGCACATCCATTCCGTTCTCTGTTCGCCATTCATCGTCTTCGACCATAAATCCGATTGACATCTGCGTGATGTCCCCGCGGCGTATGCTCGTCTGCACGTCTTTCGCCCAACTCGTCTCGGGCGGTGAAATTCGCACACGAAGCCCGACTTCGTCCTCGACGAGTTCGAGTGTTCCCGCTCTGTTTCGTCCCAGCACATAGTTCGGGTCGTGATTGAAAAGTGCGCGAATATCGTCTCGACCAATGCTCTCGTTGAATGCGCCCTGGCGAACGATTTCCTTAAACGGGAAAATGCCGCCGAGAGTCTCCGACCACGAATCAAACACGGCGGCGTGTCCCTCAATCACCGCCGACCCGTCGTTTTCGCTTATTCGGAGTTCCTTCATCGGGAGCATTCGCATCTCCTTCTTTCCCTTCTCCATCGCTACCTCCTTTTTGTTCTTGTTGCGTTGCAACACCCGCCGCCGTCATATTTCCGTTGACGAGGTAATCGTCCCCGCCTTGTTCCTTGTCTATGGACGGCATATCCTCCAAGCGGCGAATATCATTAATTGACAGCCACCCGTTCTGGCGACCGATCGCATAGCCCTCCATGCGCGATTTATAGTCACCGCGCAGGAGTCCGTCTACATTGAACTTGGCAAAATACAAAAGCCGTTCTTTCTCATCCAAGAGTGAACGGCAGATTTCCTGTTCCCATCGCACAAGCCAGGGGCGAATGGTATGCTGCACAAATTCTATTGACTGATGTTCAATGTTCGAAAATGTCGCCCTTTCCAAATCCCCGACGAGGTGCGGAGGCACACGGAAGATACGGCATATCTCGTTCAGTTGGTACTTGCGGGTTTCAAGGAACTGCGCGTCTTCGGGCGCAATCCCTATCGTGTGATACTTCATCCCCTCTTCAAGGACAGCTACTTTGTGGCTGTTTCTCGTTCCTTGATAGACCTTGTTCCATGACTCACGCAGTTTTTCAGGGTCTTTCAGAATGCCGGGATGTTCGAGAACTCCGCCCGGTCTTGCTCCGTTTCCGAAGAACTTTGCGCCGTATTCCTCGGTAGCGAGCGAAAGTCCAATCGCTTCTCTCGCCTGGGCAATCGGGCTGATGCCCTTTACCCCGTCGAACGATAAACCCTTTACATGGAAGACTTGGTCAGGTCTGTACACATAGGTTTCGTTCGTCACATCGTCCGAATAGGTATACTTGATTTTGTCGGTCAGCGAATCACGCTCTACCGTCATCAGGTGCGGTTTCAAATACCATAGTTCTGTAACATGACCCTGTCGCCTGATGATTCGGGCATACGCATTGCCCCATAACAACAGCGAAGACATCATGCTTTCCCGAAACTCAAAAGAAGTCATCTCCTCGTTCGGCAATTCGTAAAGACAAGCGTTCAACGGGTGTTGGTCCGCAAGTTCCTGACGCCCCTCTTTGCCCTTCTTGTACAAATGGAGAGGAAGACTTGCTACTGTCTCGGATAGGATTTTGACACAGGCATAGACTGCACTCGTCTGCATCGCACGCAATTCGTCCACACGAACACCGCTGTTACTGTTTCCGATATAATCAACATCGACCCCTCTTATAAAATCCTTCATCTGTTCCGAACGGTCTCGTTTCTCCTTTGGACCGTCCCTGCTCCGCTTAAATAACCCCATGCGCCCTCCTGTTTTTCACGAAAAAACCGCTCGGTTTTCCCGAGCGGTCTTATCTTTTTTTCTTTTTTATTTTAACGGTTTACTGTCGATCAATGACATTGTTACGTTGTCTATTGCCTTCCATTCCGCATCGATTTCGAGTAATCCGAGGTAGCCTTTTGTGAACGCTGCCCTGTACCTTTTTATTTCATACTGTCTGTGTTCATCTGCTATGATCTCAGGCGCGTGTTCCACATCTGCCTTTATTCGCTCTGTCAATTCCGCTACCTTTGCATCGTATACCCTTATTTGCTCATCCGTTGCGTTGCTATGGAATCCGTGCGTGTAGTTTTTCAGCGTTCTGAAAATGTTCTTTGCCATGTTACTTGCCCTCCTTCGCATCTTTTCTGCCGAGGTTGTACGCCGCGATGAGCATCTCCTCGATGGACCAGATTGCGATTTCGGGGAAGTCCTGTTCGTCGCTCCATCTGCGCTCGATTCCTCCGCGCTCCTCGAGTACCGAACTCTTTTCCATTGCGATTTTCTCCAGGGCTTTCATTGTTTTTTTGCTGATTTCCTGTTTCATTGTGTTCTCCTTTGGGGGTGTCCCCCCTTTCTTTTTTCTAACACAACAATACCGTAAAAAGACAAAAGAGCCCAGCAAAAATGCGTTAAAACCTGAAAGAAAAACACTTTTTTTTGCCAGAAAAAGACCGTCCTTTCGGACGATCTTTTCCTTTCGATTTACAGTCTGATAATCAGCGCAGGAGCGTATGCTGTACGATTCTTTCCTGTCTCGCGGTCATATTCGGTATACCGCATCGGCACTTTTTTCATCCCCGCTATCGTGCATCCGTGTTCCGTCAATTTCCACAGCGTTTCGGTTAATCCGCTGAAGGTGGAACTTATCGTGATTTGTTCTATCCCTTCCTCGCGGCAGGTCTTGACGATGGGTTCGATATCCTCTTCCCATATAACCTCGTGGAAGTTGAGGTCGGCTGCGCCTGTATCCTTTGTATCTCGGTATGCCCAGAACATTGTGCGGTTGATGCCTTCGGCTTTCAGGTCTTTGACTTCGTTTCTTATCGCTTCTTCGAACTTTTCGATGTCTTTCATTTTTGCCACCCCCTTACTGCACCGTGATGCAGCCGTCTTTTTCGACCGCATATTTCATTTTGATGCCGAGGCTTGCGGCGACATAGATGAGGTTGTCGATTGCTCTACGGTAGTCTTTGACCGCATCCGTGTATCTTACCTTTACATAGTGGTTATGGTCTCTTACGAGTGCGGCGAGTTTGCTTGTGCAGTATTGTTTATCCATGGTGTTTCTCCTTTCGTTTTTGTACCTATACAATACCGTAAACCACCGAAAGAGCCCAGCGAAAACGGCCCGAAAACACACTTTTTTTATTATTTTTTACCACTATTTTTAGTCTTCGGGATTGTACATCGCCGTCTCATAACCGAGTTTTATGCCGACCTTTACTCCTCTTTCATACGATTCCTGTCTGAACCTGTTTTCGTTCTCGGCATATTTTTCCAAGAACTTTTCGAGGAGTTTTTTCTGTTCCTCACTCAATGTTGCATCGAGTTTATCGTAGGCTGCAAATTCAGGATCGTCTTTAGGCAAATTCCTTTTCTTGTTCCGCTCATCTATATCCCCATCGTACAAGGCTTCAAAAACGCTCTTCACGCCCTTCCCTCCATGTATTTTCGACAAACATATCACTTCCGGGCGCGAAAGTCCAGCACAAACCGCGCCGTTCCGAAGTTTTAATCGAATACCTCTTGCCCGTCTCTGATGTGTTTCACCTCGATTTCAGGGCATAATTCCTTATATCTGCGGACGATAACATCGCAATATTTCGGCTCAAGCTCGATTGCACAGCATCTCCGATTGAGTTGTTCTGCGGCTATAAGAGTTGACCCGCTGCCGCCAAAAGGCTCGAACACCGTATCACCTTCGTGGCTGCTGTTATAAATGAGTTTTGCACACAGGGTGATTGGTTTCATGGTAGGATGATCCTCGCTTCGGCTGGGTTTGTTATCCTTTATGACTGTGGTCGGAATGTCGAGAATTTTCGTCAGAAGTTCCACGAGTTCCGCCTTATTCAGTTTGTTCGGGTTTTCCTTGAATTCCTCAAAAACCGTAGGCAGATTTCGGTCTCCGATAAAATAATGCCCTGCGCCCTCCTTCCATCCGTACAGGATCGGTTCGTGTATCCATTGGTAATCCTGACGCCCGAGCGTGAAATGGTTTTTCAACCATACCAGAGTCTGGGCATACTTGAACCCCGCCTCCTCCATAGCCCTGGTGAAGTTCACCGTTTCTTTGGTACTGTGGAAGACATATAACGGTGCGCCATTTTTCATTACACCGTATGCGGCTTTATAAAACGCGAGCAGGAACTGATGGAAGTCATCATCACTCATATTGTCGTTTGCGATGGAACTTTCCGCTCTGGTCTTGGACTTATTCTTCCCGATGATAGCCGAGCCGTAGTCCACATTGTACGGCGGATCCGTGACCATAACATCAGCCTCCCTGCCGTCCATCAATTTCGCTACATCGTTGTCCAATGTACAGTCCCCGCACAGCAATCTGTGTTTTCCGATCAACCAAAGATCACCGCGTCGTGTCTTCGGTTCGACAATCTCGGCGGCGGCGGATTCCGCATCGAATTCGTCCTC